GTCGGAGATACTCCGTGGGAGGTGTTCAGGAAAAAGTACTACGACAGCCCTTGGGAAGAGCGAGAAGTGCTCCCAAACATGGAGCGATCGCTCACATATTTCCCAATGAGCAGCGCGATGGTGCTTAGAGAAGGCGTTCCATACGTCGCTCAACCCAAGCCCGTTGATCCAACGCTACGTGTACGTGGTACCGTCCCTTTTGCGGTAGAGGAGAAGGTAGACGCTTATACCACGTACATAATGCCCACAAACATTCCGATTTACGTGCCTGCACGCACCAACCAAAACCTTTGGGCAGTGGCTCGCCACCGCCTACTCGTCATGCCCCCGATGGATGCCGAGACCCAGGCCCTTGCTTGGAAGGAGCACGAGTTGTTCCTAACGGGGCTCGTTAACGAGGAACCACCCATTGATTGGGGCGAAAGCCTTCAACCGTGGTTGGACCACATTGACGATCCCCGTAAGCTGATAGTCGCCAGGAAGGCGATAATGGACCTTAAGAGTCAAGGTATCGGGATAGCAGACAAGGAAGTGCAGGAGAGCGAAGTCTTCCCTAAGACTGACGAAGCCCTCGTACAAATTGCCGCCGGGATGTACCAGATGAAGGTACGGCCGATAACGCGAGTCCATCCTAAACAACAGGCGAACATAGGACCCCAGATATACGAAGCCACCAAGAGGCTCCACCAACAGTGGCCTTGGAAGTGGCCTACGGAAGATGGGGCGGACTCCTTTCGGTTCCAAGATTATTATGGAAACCGCTGGCAAATCAGGATCACTTTCGGATCCGACGCGACAGACGCCCTCTTGAGTGATTGGGCGCGAGACGCGGAGGACTGGCTTTTAGCCGGACAATTCCGGGCGTGGATACTGGTCGGGGGCGATGACTCATTGGTGGGTGTGCACTTAGACGATGGGAAGGTGAGGTGGCTGGAGACGGATTTCTCACAATTCGACCAGTCGCAATCCACCGGCCCGTTGGATATAGAGTGCATCTACCTGGGTCGCCTCGGTCTATCCCCCTCTGACGTGTGTTACGTGCAGGAGATGCACAAAGCTACATGGGTCTTTAGGGGAAAGGGAGACGTTAAGTTCAGGATTAAACATCAACATCGCCCCGAGCGGGCAACCGGAGGTCCTAACACGACCTCCGGCAACAGCAGCGTCAATGCTGCATCCTGGATGACGCTTTTCCGAGAGCATGGACGACACGCGGTTGAACCTTCGATAGCATCGATTCATATGGCCAAATTGGGCTTTAAGATCAAGATGAAGTGTGTACCGAGTATCTTCCAAGCCACATTCCTGAAGGGGGGTTGGGTGGCGCTGGCGCAACGACCTTATTGGGCACCACTCCCGTCGCGAGTGTTGAAACTAGGCAAAGCCCTTACTGACCCGCGTGCACTGTACCCCACTTTGGGGCACTATGACGCGTGCGCGCAGTTCCTGAACGACGTGGCAGCCTCCTACCGGAGGTTTGTCATGACTCCAGGTATTCGGGGCTTTGTTCAGGCTTTCTACAAGCGGGAGGTCATGCGTGACCTCTTTGCCGCGGCCCCGTGGAAGGTCGCGTCCGCTTTCTCCGAATCGCCCGGGACCCCTACGGAAGTGGGGGGCTGGGCGGTCCGTTACGGAGTGGACGAACAAGTCCTTTGGGACTTTGATGCACTGGTGGGGTCTGCTCAACCCTTCCAGTTCCTCTCTCATCCCCTCTGCCTGACCCTGGCGGAGGTTGATTACAACTAAACATAGGGCGGCCCTGCTTTGAGAGGAGGTGGCAGGGAGAGAAGTTCCGA